GGCTGCGGATTTTGTCCCGCGTTGATACCGGCGTTTGCGTTGCCAGAGCGACCCGTAGCGGTGAATTGACCAGATACTACCTTGGCGGCTACTTCTGGGCCTGATGGTATTTGTTTGCCCACAGCATACCCCTTATCCTGCCAAAGCTCTGATTTCGTCCTTTTTGGCTTTTAGAGCGGTGTCTGCTTCAAAGTATTGCTTCTCAAGCTCAAGTCTTTTTAACGTGAGGCTGTTGCATTCATCTTCAAGCGTGGCTGATTTCTTTTCAAGCTCGCCAAGATTTTCTTTAGCCGATGAAATAATTGCATCTGCCTGAGCATTCGCTTTCGCAATAATGTCTTCAGCTTCTTGTTCCGCAGCCTTTTTGTTTTCAGCAATGATAGTCATAAGCTCATCAGCGCGCTGCCTAGCCTCTTCAGCCTGCGAGTCAAGAGCAGAAACGCCTTCCCGCCTCTCGGCAATCTGCTTGTCAAGCTCGGCTATGGCTCTGCGTTTGGTTGCCTCAACATTGTCCAAGCCATCAAGCGATTCAACGGCTTCCGCCAGAGCGATGATGGCTTTGAAGGGCTTTGCTAAATTCAACAAGTCGGCTGCCGCCTGTGATAATTGCTGGCTCATGCGATTCTCCGTGCGTGTAGAGTGATATTGACTTTTGTGAGTTCGCCAGCACCAAGCAGGAAGGCAGACAAAAGAGCCACATTGTCGCCAAGAGAATAGATACCTGACTTGCTAATTACCAGCTTGTTTCCTTGTTTGTCTGATAGCTTGTGATACGCGGTTCCGTCATTGGAACCAATAATAGCAACTCTGGTCAGCTCATCAAAATCACCATCGATTTGCAGGCTGACATCAGCGAGATTCGCCATAACCAAAGACTCAATAATATCTTCCGGTGAAGATATGCCAAGCCATTGTTTGACCACAACGGTGCTGTTGTTGTTTGGTAGATTTTTAACTGGTATGGCTGCCATAGAGACCCCGCTTATTTGCATAAGAATCTATGCTTTTTTGCGCCTACAGTCAATGCACTATTCTGGGCAGTTCCCGAGACAGACGCATTCGTAAACAGCATTGCGCTCACGAATCTGGGTTCGGGTTTTCTCGGTGTCTTTGCGGTGGTCAAAAATTGGCTGATACAGCCTGCAAAAATCATTCGTCTGGGCGGGTGTATTTGTCGCGCACGCTGTCAGAAAACTTGCCATTAGGATTGGCAGAAAGCTCTTTTTTAGCATCATCAGCTTTGTCTATATTAGCAATCGTTGCTTCAAGGGATTCTTTGGAAGACTGGTCTTTACCCGCCTCAAGGAGCTGCCTACGACTCAGATACTCCGAGAGGTTGGACAGCACCTTGAAAAAGGCGGATAGGAAAGAACCCCATCCCATTATTTTTTATCGCCGGCGACTTCTGGGCCAGCAAGGTATTTATCCCCGAAATCAGAGACTGCGGGAACATTGGTTTCAATGGCAACGCCAGTGACACCGCCAATTAACAAAACTGCGATTACGGCTACGAACATATTACTGCCCTTTCTTTTCGTTACGGAATACGTTGATGAGACCAACCAAAGCCATGCCAGCCGCAATGATTGCGGCAGCCTGCTCTGGGTCAAGCACCAGCCCTGCGGCGGTTGCGAGACCAATCAAACCCTTCCAGGTCGATTGCTGACTTAGGTAACTGATTATGGTGTTCATAAAACCCTCCCTTGTGATAACACATTACTATGAATAAATTTTTCTATCCAGCTCAAAGTGTGGCCCGTCACGGAACCGCGGCCAGTCACCCCCCCAAACAATCGCAACACCCAGCTCTTTAGCGGCTGTTTTCATTGCATCCGCGAGACTTGCGTAGAGCGGCCAGTCCCAACGGATTCTGCCGCCGACAAGCGCAGCCAGGTCAACTGCGTGACCGGTCAAATGTCGGCTGTTCATGGTTCTTGATGCGCCGGCTTTGACAAGCTGCTCTTGGCGCGCTTTGGTTCTCATGCCCTCAATGACGGTAAATGGGGTTTTTGTTATCTGGGCGGCGCGGCGCACGACCTTAACAAGGTCTGGGTGAACCCCCTTCAGATTGGTCTCTGTTCGCATATCAAGTTTCATATTTTCCCCAGAATTTGTGCGGAAACATAAATAAGCCCTACAATGACCGTAACGTAAGCAAACATCTTGTTGGTTGAGATTGCGCGCGCCTGCTCCACTCGAAGCTCGGTTATTGAGGAAATAAGCGTGGGAATCGTGTTGAGGGCGCTATTAATCTTCTCGTACCGTTCGGCACAGATTTTCTCGTGCGATGAAATGGACACCGCGCTGATATCAGCTATGTGCTTTGCGTCTCTCGCCTCTGACATTGCCATTTGAGCTAGCCTGTATGCTTCAGTATCTTCCACTTCTTTACCCCGATATTAAATCAATCCTAGCTTGTAAAGCAACCAGCTCTGCCTGAAGCTCGGCTTTTGTTGGCAGTGGCGTTAGGGCGGGAGCGGAATAGGGGCTTGGTGTCCCCCACGCATGTAGGTCGCTCCAATCGTGCGGGGTATCGGCTGCGCTTATGGCTACATAGCCAACTTCTTGGGTAAGAGCCACCGCAGCGGTATTATCTGGATTAGCGTATTGTGCGCTTATAAAAGCGTAGGTCATGCCGTTATCTCCTCGACGACTAGTGTTGCGCGGGACACACCGCCGTAAAATCTTCCAGTAGAAAAATTGCCGTTTAGAAAAATTGAACCTGTTGCCGAGCCAACCCTAATGGCGATTGTTTGTAGTGAAGTTGAACCAGGCACCCACTCAAATTCCAAAAGGATAGGTTCGGCGACTGCCCCTGAGTTGAAAAGAGCGCCAGAGGCAGCCGCAGCCCCAGACTCACTGTTTCTAAATAATGCCGCTGTGACAACTGATGTGCCCGAAGCGGAATTAAAACCGCCCCATGCTTGAAATCTTGCCCTGAGTCTGTTCGTTGTTGTTTTTGGCGTAATGGTGACGCTTAAAATTTGCGTACCTTCACCGCTTTGCGGTATAGTGTCATCTGCAGGAATTGCAGTAGTTAAATTCACATAAGTTGCATACTCGGCATAAGCCCTACCCACAATAACGGCGTCTGCAGGCGCAGCCCACGATGGGTCAGCACCAACCCCATTTGTTCTTAAAAAATTGCCTGAAGTACCGGCTCCGAGTCGCGTCCATGTTGAAGCCCCGCGATAAAGTATGTCGCCTCTGGCCGCGGAGCCAACCATGTCAAGAACAGCAGATAGCGACTGTGCCGTGGGAACGGCGGTTGAGCCGGTGACGTTGGCAACAATTGTATTAGCTGCCTGCGTGGCGAGCTTTGATAGCACGATGCCAGCGGCGGCATTGATGTCGGTATTGGATATATCGGTTTGGGTGGAAAATACGCCAGCCGTTGAGCGAACAAAGCCCGTACCCGTTGCACGCCTGCCCAGCTTGCCGGTCGTACCCGAGAAGAGCATGACTTCACCATCAACAGATGTAGCCGTGTTTGAGCTAAAATCACCAGTACCAGAGCCATTGTTACCAGATTGTGCAAATCCAATGGAAAGCGTATCGCCGTTTAGGAATGTTCCGCTGCTGGCAATATGTGTGACGTTTAGCGTCTGCCATGTTCCGTTATCTACTGAACTACCGGTAATGCCAAATATGGCGAATGTTGAGGCATCTTTTCTAATTGTCAAATAGCCACGCACCGCCGCTGTTGCGTCATCAAATGAGCTTATAAAAGCAGCTATGTTACTGCTGTCTGCGTTTGTTTCCGAAATAGCAATCTGCGTGACAGAGGCAACGGTCGCGTTATTGAAGCGCAAGTTGCCGCTTGATGGGTCAGCCATTGTGGTGGTGGTGCTGAAAAGATACCTAGTGCCGCCAGCGAATGTTTGAGCCGCCAGCGCACTTGCCGCTGCGTTCGTTGCGTAGGTCTTGGCAGATAGGTTTGAGCTTCCGTCAGGAGATGTTGCGCTGATAGCCCAGTCTTTCGCAGAGCCTCTTGTCGATACGCCCGTTACGCCCGTACCGCCAATCGCCCATGCTTTTGCGGAGTAATCGGTAGAAGCAACTATGCCAGTGGTTAGCGTTGCCCACTGAGACGCAAGCACCGCCTGCGCCGTAGCGTTTACAACTTGGTCGTTGTAATTATCAACGGAAACCGTAAGGTTGCCACTGGCATCAAATATGGCGGCTTTATTGGCGCGAAGCGCGGCAAGCGGAAATTCTGTTACGGGCGAGACATCAGCCAGAGGCACTTTGATAGAGCGGTCAATATCCTGCGTCTGCTCTTGTGCAATTAGCGTAAGCTGGTCATAGCTGGTTTCGTGAACCTCTGGGAAAAATCGGCTTTGGTTGGCGTATTTAATCGGCTGGTCGCGGGTTGTGTTGCCGCTGATAAGCAGCGACTGCCCAGACGTACCGGCAACAAGTAGGGTGACAATGCCGCCGTTCAGCCCGTTATTGGTAGCAACAAAGGTGTAATCAATGCCGAGAACAAGCGTTGTCGGAACGCCAGTTGAGCTGTATCTGACAACCCTGATTTGAGGTATGCCATTTAGGACTATGGTTCGAAAGCTGAACGAAAAGGGGCCAGTCGAGCCGTTTATCGACGGGAACAGTATTTTGCGCGGGGCAACAGCTACGGTCATACAACCCTCTTGCAGTCAGCTACCTCTGGCGGCTGCATGATACAGCGCAACCCCAAAAGCCGCAAGGTTATTTTCTCTCTGGTTTTGGCCCAGCAATCAAACCCTGTCCAAACTCCAATATGTTATCAGCCTCTGGTTGATCACCTTCTTCCACATTCACCAAATATCCTACAGGCTTTCCGAACTGTCCGAGCGGTACGCCCGTGGCAAAGCCAAGCGTGGTCATCACATCCATGACTAGGCGGCTGTCATCGACATCGCGGTCGCTCATTAAGTTTTTGCCAGCCCTTACGCCAGTTTCAATCATTGAGATTGCTGGCGATATTGATAGGCGGTCATCCATCGGATTGTTATTGAAGGCATTGACTGCGGCATTCAAGCCCTGCCCTAAGATGGGAATCTCCGCATTGATATATTTGAGCTGGGTCATGGTTGACCATGCCAGCCAGTCATCCAGCACCTCGCCATCGTCATCGTCGTCATCGGGAAGGCGGTCGCGCAGCGCATCGGCGATAAGCTGCCCAAGCAGCGCAGGCGCAAGCAGCAGGGATAGGTACGCCATAAACATTTTGGGAGTGCCTGACCATCCGTACTTTCTCATCAGATTGCCGAACTCGGTTTGCTGAAGGTTAAGCTGCGCGTTGAAAAACCCATAGAACGGCATCATAAACTGAACCATTGGATGCGAGGCTTCTATTTTTGCCACGTCTTTTGAGCCGCGCGCCGCTTGGGATTTCCGCACCACGCTATCAGCCTGCTCGATTGCCTTCTGGTCTGTCGCGCCTTCTTGAATTGCATTGTCATAGGCGGCTACCCATGAAACCGTGCTAAGGTACATATCCATCCCGCGCATGAGAATCATGCCGTTTCTAACCATGAAGTCCTTGGGTTTGCTGAAACGCTTGCGCTCGGCAATCTGGTTTAGCTCCTGTGATATTTTAAGGCTTTCGACCGTATTACGCTCCTGCATCATCAGCGATGCCTCTTCAACGCGCCGTATCATCGATGGATTCATGCTCACCTTGGCGAATGCCTTGGCAAGGTTTCGGTATCCAACCAGATGTCCGACGATGGGCATGTTGGCGGCGTTCTGCACTGCCACCACGGGGTTATAGAACATGAGCTGCCTCATCGCCGCGCTGCGCGTGTAGTTCAGCAATTTGCGGCCGAGCTGCGCCGAGCGGTCGCCAGCCGCATTATTCGGCTCGGTTGATTGCGCTGCGAATCGTTGCAGCCACGGCAGGAGCATTGAGCTGTAGGCTTCTGGGTCAACCACCGCAAGGTTTTCGCGGAAGTCACGATTATTGATGATGTGCGCCACTTGCCGCGCCGCTGGTTCGAGGTGGATAAACCGCAGCATTTTATCAACGTGCTGGGAGCCAAGCCGCAGGTCAGTTTTGAGAGGCGCTTTGTATTTTTCCACGCGGCTCTTGAGCATACCCTTATTCACGGTTGCCAGCATGTACTGGTGCGTGTTGGCAATAATCTCATCAATCGCCTTTGAATCATTCACTGCGTCTGGGTCTGCAATCGCAGGCCAGTAACCACCACGGAATACACCGTGCTTGCTCGTAACGGGGGTCGCCTCTATCTCCTCAAAGCGGTATCCATAAATCTGCTTGTGCGCCTTCTGCGCGCCAGCTTTTAGCGCATCGACATAATCCCAAAGCTCCTGCACCAGCACCCAGTCATCCTTTGTGATTACCCCGCGAGCCTCAAGGTCAGCAATTGATTGTCGATAAGCATCAAGCGTAATGCCGTACCCGCCGAGCAGCTTGTCAAGGTTTGAGGCATTCCCCGTATGTAGGAGGAAGCCAATCATCTCGTTTTTGCCTTCCCATATCAGCGGCGTGCTGCGTCCGAGCGAATCAACGCGCATCATGCCCGTATTGATTTTTGTGCCATCATCAAGGGTTTTTCTATGTTTTTTCAATATATCGACATAGCCGCCTAGCCATTTCCTGCGCGCCGAAATGTATTTGTTTTCCGCTTCATCAACGGGATTCCACAGGTATTTTTTGAATGCACCTTCTTTGCCGCCATCAATGGCTTCTGACCAAAGCTCAACGCGCCGTAGCGCGCCCTTGATTGAGTTGAGGCTGCGGCGGAATTTATTGATACCAGTAAGCCTTGTGCTGTTTTGCAGCGCAACCTGGTCATGCTTCGCCAAGGTGTCGAGCAGCTCGGCAACTACCACTTCGGTGTTGACCTTTTTCTCCTTGCGCTCGAACTCTCTGAGACCGCGCGCCGCGTGGTAGATGTTTTGAATTGCGTTGTAAATCTGGGTGTATTCCGAGATGGTCAGCTCTTTAGCTGGTTTGCGCGGAGCCTCGATTGCATCGATTGCCGTTGCCATGTCTTGTGCAAGCAGCGGGTCTCCGTCATTGAGGTCTTCCATCCACGATTTGACATCGAAGTCCTCGCCGCCCAGTCCGTACTTGTAAAGGATGTAGCGCGCCGCGCCGATGAAATCCATGTTAGCGCGTTTAGCGAGGTCTTTATCGCCAGCATCAACCTTTTTGTATAGCGACTCGGCTTTTTCCTTCGCCTCGGCAAATGCTTCGAGGTTGCGGTAAATCATCTGATTGACCATTGCATTGTAGAGGTGCTTGACTGCCATTTCTGGCTGCCCTTTGCGGCTTGCTTTCAACGCCTCGCGCAATGCCTTATCCCGCGCCACGTCAAAGCGGAATGCTTGCCCAGCATCCTTTGCCAGCATCTTCATGACCTGTTGCTGCGCCACGGCTTTTGCATAGAGCTTGATGCCCTTGGTCTGACCCTTCGCCTTGCCCAGCTCCTTGACCATGAGGTCAATCGCAAGCAGTGCTTTATCGTTCATGATGGCGGATATAGCCTCGCTGTGGACGCGCCCATCCTCAATCATGTTGGGATATTTTTCTTTGAGGCGATTGCGTGTCTCGCGGTTCACTGCTCCATCAAAATCAGGGGTTGCGCGCAATTCCGCCAGCATTTTCTGCCCAGTCTCGTAGCCATAGAGGTCAGCGACAATATCGGGATGGACGACATTTTCGCCAGTAGAATCGCTCACCACGTCTTCTGGCAAACCGTTGGTCTCAGGCCCAGCAATTAAACGCAGACCGTTTTTCCGCATGTAATCAAGAAGGCTATACTCGCGGCGCATCTTGAACTCTTCGGCTACTTTCACGCGCTCGCGCTCGAACTCTTGGTTATATG